TGGTTACGCTATTGCTTCTGGTGAGTATGCCCTTGGTTCCGGAATCGCTGCTAATGAAGATGCAGTCGGAGCTTTATCATCAGGCAACGCTGCACTTTATGCTCTTGCTACAAACCCGTTTATTGACGAGAATGCTCTTCTGGGTCTGATTATCAGCTTGAGTTAAAAGAGGGGTTACTATACTGACTCTTAGCGTGCTTTTTAATCCGTGAGCCCCTTAGATTTTGTAAAGACTTATAGTATTCCACACAATATAGTTGTTCGTTATAAAGACTACACGTCCAAGCTTAATGAGAGTGACTGGGGACCACATTGTTGGTACTCTCCTAAGACAAATGAAATTTCAACTAGACCAAAGAATGAGCCTTTAGTCACTGATCTCCTCGATGACGAACTTTCTAAAGACTTAACGCATTTCGCTATTTGCAACTATTTAGATGATCTAGAGAAGCTTGGTAGCACACGGTTGCACAGTTCTCTCCAATCGTTTTCAAGGGCTCGTTTGAATCGATATCCTCAGGGTTCAGATATGGCACCTCATATCGACCATATCAGAGCGTTGTTTGACGGAGTAAATAAAGGTATTCCGGTTTTGTCCGTGGTCGGCGTTTTCGACAGAGCTGAGAAAGGCGGTGAGTTTTTTATCAAGTGCCCGAATATGGATGAAAAAGAGTTTCTCTCGGAGAACAACACTGTTGTTGTGTTCCCTTCGTGTTTTATCTACGAGCACAGAGTCAGTATCGTCGAAGAAGGAGTCAGGGAAAGTTATGTGTCTTGGGCTTACTGATTTTAGTTATTAGCTCTTGGGATTAAAGGCTATAATTAATTTATCGTGAGTAGCGTAGAGCCGTATGGCTACTTTTCAAAATATTTCTGTTCACGAGGTTGGTCTGACGCCCACGACAGCGTTTACTAGTACCTCTGACTCTACGCTCATTCTTAGCATCTTAGTTACTAACGTTGCTGGTTCTGACTCTGCAGTCACCTGTACGCATGTAGACCCTGGCTTGACTACTCTCGCTGCGATAGCAGAGCCCATCGTGGTTCCGGCTAATGCAAACGTTGATTTGATCGGTAATAAGTTTGTTGTTCCTAGTGGAAACTCCATTCAGGTTTCTTCTACTATCGATGCTTCGCTCGACTGCTCAATCAGTGTCGTTGAGATCTAATAAATATGGATTTCTCATCTGCAAAATTTTCTCTGGATGGAGCAGCACCTGACCTCCTGCCGGAAATTCTGCATTTACCTAATCATGTAGTTCGTCAGTCGTGTTGCGTCACACTCTCGGAGCTTGCTCAACTTTATTACGTCGGGCCTTACGAAATTCCCGTCGTTTCTGAGACCCAAACTTTCGATTGGGACAGAGACTCTCTGTCGTTTGTAGTCAGAGATAAAACTGAAGAAGAGTTAAACGAGCTTAAGGAGCCTGAGGACAGGAAAGTCCGCCTGTGGCTGGATGAAGAGATTAAAAAACCTCTCCACCCGACTATTGCAGTTTCTGATTTAGCTCCTTATTACAAGGACCAATTGGTTACTTACCGGTTTGCTCTTGTAGACCTGTATCACTCTTCTAGTTACTTAACTTTTTCAGATATTCCTGAAGTTCCTTACGCTAACTACAAAACCAAAGCAGAAGCTCAAGCAGCTTATAACACCGACTTCGCGATTCAAGAAGATCGTTTTAGAACGGACTTTGAAACTAATGGTTATGTTTGTATCGATCCTGAGCTTCAGCCTTTTTTCAAAGTACCAGCGGGTTGGATTGTTCCTGCTACCGAAACCACTTCGGCAGCTAGTCTAGAAAGCACCGAAGATTGGTATTATCAAGTAGTGGAGTTCTGATCTATGGCACGTAAATATACAGGCTACACAGGTGTAAAACAGCAGTCTTCACAGACAGAAGCTCCTGGTCAGTGGATTTCTCCTACTGAGTGTGTTCGAGAGTCTTACTCCCTCTCCTACCCTCCTCTTCCTATTCAGCGATACGTACCAGCTGGGGCTGTTTGTTTTGCTGTCACTAGCGGTGTGGTCGACACACAGAGAGCTGAAAACGATATGCTTCTCTGTGATGGCTCTGCTGTTAGTCGTTCTACTTATCCTGATCTTTTTGCTGCTATTGGGACAACCTACGGAGCAGGAGACGGATCTACGACATTTAACGTCCCTAATTTATACGATAAATTTATTTATTTAAGAGGTGAGACCGCCTCTGGTGTAACTCCTGTAACTGGTAGTGGCTACATCAGAGAAAATCACAATCATACATTCACAACTACAAGGTACGAATCAAACAGCGGTATTGACCCGCTCCCTGCCCAAGCTTCCTGGAAAGGTAATGGTTTTGGTCCTCAAACCAACAGTAGTAATGATGGAGGCATAAACGCTGAAGTTAGAAAAAGAGAGATGGTTCCTCTTCTTTCAGTAAGTAACACTACTGCTGTCGGGTTAGGTACTGTCCATCCTTTCTTACTTCCTAATTACGACGGTTCTTATGTTCCTGAGGGATATTTAGTCTGTAGCGGACAAGCGATCAGTAGAAGTGATAATCAGGCTCTGTTTTCAGTGCTTGGTACAAGATACGGAGCTGGAGATACCCTTACTACCTTCAATGTTCCTGATTTACGCGGCATTTTTGTTTCAAGCTCTCGGCAACCTGCTAGTGTCACACAACCGTCTGGGGTTTTACCTGGCGGTAATTTCTTACCTGACGAATTTTTGCAACATTCTCATAGATATCAGTACGAGCCTCAGAAACAATTTAGCACTAACAACCAACCACAACCAAGCCTTCCTTTCGGTCTTGGTGGATCTACAGTTCCCGCTTCTTCTCAAAGCGTTGGTAACGCAAACGAGAGCCGCGTGGATAACATAAGTGTAGTCTGGTTTTTATCAGCATAGAACCATGGCCGCAGGCAGAATTTTAACTTTTTTCACTCACCAAGGTGAGACTTTTGAAAGAAATGGCGTTAGCTACGCTCTTTTGAATGGACAATCAGTCAGTCGAGCTGTGTTTGACGAATTGTCGACTGTTTGGCCTGCTGCTGTTTACGGAGGAGGGACAACATCTGATCCCATTCATTTACCGGACACTCAAAGTTTGTATCTGCGCGGTGCAAACCTTGGGTCTACTGATGATCCTGATGGTACCACCCGTGTAGCACTCTCTGGTGTTGGTCCTATTGGCAATGAAGTAGGTTCTTTTCAAGAAAATGCTTTAATCGCGCACGTTCATAGTTCGGGTCAGGTCATCGCACAGCAGCGTCGACAGCAACAAGGAGGTGGACAACCAGACTTTAGAAACAGAGGCGGTTATGTCGGTGTGGCAGGCATCGGTTACACCTTAGGTACTGATGTTGCCTCCCTTAACCGACCGTTCTTTATTGCTTCTGGTACACCTAGTGAATTTGAAGTCGACCACCACAAGGTCTACTTCTACATCGAGAACTAGAATTCGATTTGAGTTAAACGCTATAATTAACTTATCGTGAGTAGCGAAGGCGCTGCATGGCTACTTTTTTAAACACTACTCTGAGTGCAATCAGCGACGTTGAAACTATTGGTTATATTTCAACGTCTGATTCGACTATTGTTCTTAGTATCCTTATAGCTAATCGTAACGGCAACGTAGCAGCTGATATTACGGCGTCTCAGTTTGACGCCTCTAGTTCTCTAGAAAGTCATTTAGCTTTTACAGTACCTGTACCTGCTGACGCTAACCTAGAGATTCTTTCTAATAAATATATTCTACCTAGCGGTAAAAGTATTCGTTTTCTTTCTAGTGCTAGTGGTTATTTGGATGCCACTATTAGTATCGTTGAGGTTTAAGTAATATGGATTATTCTCAGTCTCTTTTCTCCCACATGGGATATGAGCCTGATTATCTTCCTGAGCGTATGCGTTTACCCTCAGGTCAGACTCGTTATTCTTACTCTGTTACAAGAGTAGAGTTGCTTTCGATGGGCTATACAGGGCCTTATGTGAAGCCCGATTGTCCTGACGACTCCCATGTGGTTTGGGACAGCGAAGCACTTTCTTATTCAGTACAGCCCGGTGTGGGCAGAACTACAAGCTCTGAGGTTGATGCTTGTGAAAACGCTAAAGCAGTTTCTCTTTTAAATTCACGCATAATTAACTCAATTAATTCTTCTAACGAAGACGGGTTATATACCGAAGAATTTATCAAAGAGCATAGTGTTTATAAAGGAAAACTCCTTGATTTGTATTTTAAAACTGATCATAGTTATCTTTCTTGCCAGAGCATACCCTCACCCCCTACACCCACGATGGCTTTGGTGACTGAGAAAAATAAATATCTTAATCAGTTAGCAAGTGGTGCTATTGACGTTTATAAACAACAGTACGAGTCGTTTGGCGTTATTCCCGATATCCATCCTGATCTAGTTGATTTTCTCCCTTTGCCTGGGCTTGATTGGACCCGTGGCAGTGGCCTACTAAATGTAGAGGGTGTATTATCTACAGCATCAGGAGACCTTGTAGTTAAACCACATTTCGGAAGAAACTGTTTCTCATGAGTGCTAAACGTCCTGCTGGTTACTCTGGTCCCTATACACCTCCTTCTACCGGCGGTGCACCTGGTTCTTATATAAGTCCTACTGAAGCCGCAGCTTTAAGACAGAGGAACTTATGGCCTGCTGCTTTTAAACCAGGTCAACCTCCTGGTGTTGAGGCTGGTGAAATTGTAGGAGTTTTAGCTACAGGAGTTCTCGATAGCGTTAATGCAGCTGTTGCTGACTCTTTGATGGTGGCATCAGGGGCTACTCTTAGTCGCACAGTGTACGATGATCTTTTTACAGTTTATAACGAAACTTTCGGGGCTGGAGATAGTAATACAACGTTTGGCACTATTGATATTCAAAATAACTACAGTTATTTAGAAGGCACCACTACTTCTGGAATTACATACCCCGCTAATTATCGCGTAGAGGGTGTATTGCCTACTCACCAACATAATGTTGAGATCGGCACCAGTGTTACCAATAGGTTTGCTTCGCCTACCAATGGTTTTATTCGTTTATCTAATACTTTTACCTATAGCACTGGTCCTAATTACAACGCATCCGATAAAAACGAAGCAAGACATCTTCAGTTAATTCGCTGTGTGGCGACGAAGAGTATTCCTTCGCCTCCTGTTGGTTCTATTCAGTATGTCCTTACACCTGGTTATCTCCCCTCAGATATCGAGACGTTAGGGGTTGTTCCGGGCGGCTACTTAATTCCTAGCGGACAAGATATTAGTCGCTCGACTTACTCAAAGCTTTTCAACCGAGTCGGTATTAAATTCGGCTCTGGTGACGGTAGCACTACTTTTGGGTTACCTAATTTTCTAGGTCTTTTCAGCCGTGGAAGCTCAGATTCTGATTACATCACTACTTCTGGTACAGATCTTCCGCCCTCTGGTTACCTTGGTGATAATTTAATTAGCCATGTCCACGGGTATAGTCCGGCTTACTACAACGTCAACGGTGATGGTTTTCCTCAAAGTGGAGGTAAAGCTGCTGGTACCGGTAATGTAGCTTCTTCAGACTCTGATATTGGAGGAGCGGAAACTCGACCCAAGAATATCACTGCCGTTTATTATTTAGTAGCCGAGGGGGATTACTGATGACTGTTGGTTTCTTAAAGGTCTTTCCTGTTCATAGAGGTTCTGTTTTCACAGGTGCTGACGGGATTAGTTACATCCTTTGTGATGGCTCGTCCTACCCAAGATCTAGTTTTCCCTCATTAAGCCCTGTTTGGCCTAGTGGTTCTTATGGAAGCGACGATACTAATATCCACGTTCCTGATTTAACTGATATCGAGATTCGTTGTTGGAGTAATCAAGGAGCTTACGATCCTGATGTAAACTCTCGGATTGCTCTTTCTGGTTCTTTCCCCGTGGGTTCAGGAATCGGCTCGTATCAAGCTGCAGAGATGGGATTACACGCTCACGTTGACCAACAAGCTAACTTGACGATGTGTGGAGGCGGTAATGACGCCAACGCAGCTAGAAATGTCAATATCAATAGCGTAGCCACTCAAAATATAAGTATCCAGGGGACAGGTAGCCTTGGTCCTAATGACTCAAATGCTCTTGTTTTGGCTCATACAAAAGTTTTTTATTACATCGCAGCCTCTTAATTACTACCTCGTAAAGTAGTACCACCCTGTGATTATATATTTATCTTCGCTCGGAGATGCTATACCTCTGTGTGTATGCGTAAAATCAGTAGGCCAAATAACAACCTTTCCCTGTACCGGTTTTACTTTTTTGTGAAAGTATAAAAACTCTGTTTCCCCTTTGTCTTCTATTGTATTCAAATACATCATCCAAACTAAACATCTGTGAGTTTCTGCTTTAGCACCTCGCTCGTGGTGAAATACATGATAACCGCCATCAGGTGCAGTGTACTTTTGGATATTTAGTTCTAAGCCCCTAAAAAACATGTTTGCTACTTGCGGAAACTGAGTCATATAGTTTTCTGCGCATTCCCATAAAAAATTTAAAGGCGCTACAAGCTCAGGTATTGCATAAGCGTTTTCAAAAGTGAGAGATATATCTGTCGAGTCTTTTTTAGCTTTATCAGGAGGAGTTTTATTCACATAATTCGCCGTGGTAGCCCCTTCGTGCTGCAGGTCAGTATTTTTTTCAAACCAGTCAATAACTTTCTGACACTTGTGAGCGTCAGGCATTTGAAATTCTCTAATAAAGTGCTCGTTTTTTAGTTTTTCTTCTTTGTATTTATTTTCTTTATCGAAATAAAGTTTTCCGTAGTTACCGTTAGTCCTTACGTAGTGCAAAAAAGTCTGTACACAGAACTCTCCTTCAAATTTATCTCTACCGTGAAGAGCTTTAACGCCCAAGTAAATAACAGCGTCTCCTGGTTCTAGTTTTATGATCTCTTTTTTGTTTTCTGGGGTGTAAATCCAAAAATCCCAAACATCAGACGCCTCTAAATTAAGAGTCACCGATATTTCACAGTTAGTTCTATCTCTGTGCCCGTCTAAAACACAGTCTTTTTGGTAAATTCGTGCGTATGTAGCAGAAGGAAGAACACTTTCTCCTACTAAATCTGATATTTCTTTTGTTTTCTCTACGAGTAATTCTACGAAAGGAATGAAATCATATTTATAAAAAGCTGTGTTGGGTACTATGTCATCTTCTTCCTTTACTCTTTCTTTTGCGTATTTTTTAAATTCTGTACTTAAATCTAAAGCTCTTTCAGGAGATATAAAATTTTTCAATACGATGTAGTTTTTATCATATAGCTCTTGGTTAATCACGGTGCTTTCTTAGTAAACTAGGTAACTATACAGTATTTGAGTCTATTTGTGTGTTTAGGCTTTAAAATTAAAGTAGGTCTCACCATTGTTTATGGTCGAGTCGGAACAGGATTTAGTCTTCAACCTTCAATGTTTACAGAAAAGGTCTGCTAGAAAACGGTTCCGACGAAGCATACTAGACGAGTGGCCGGAGTGCGCCTATTGCGGGCGTCACCATCCGACAACTTTAGACCATGTAGTCGCTCGATCTAAAGGAGGCGGACAAGACCGAAAGAACTTAATCGGCGCTTGCGGGGCTTGTAACTTAGAGAAGTCAGACATGCCCTGGTTTGAGTGGTATCGAGGTCAAATTTTTTGGACACCAGAAAGGGAAGACAGGATTCTGAGCTGGATTAACCAGCCTGATCCTGATCTTCCCTCTCCT